GTTAAAAAGCGCCAGCTGAGGCTGCAAGTGCATAGGCTTTAGATCACGCGCTAGACTCACTTTACAGACTAGAAGTGTAAACAGGAAAAGAAACAAGTGATTGTTGAGAACTTGACATGGCTGCCCCAGTGGTGGCGGCCTTGAGCTGCGTATTGGCCGCAGTGGACAAGGGACTGGCTCCTAATGTTGGGGCCAAGGGCCTCTTGGCTATGGCGGTAGCATCTGCGCTGGCACCAGAATTGGTGTTGGCTGCTGCGTGGCTTTCCATACTAAAAGGAAACTCACCATGCCGGGAAACAAACTATACACAAAGGCACTTCATGGAGCTGCTGCCCACTATTGGATGGCTGTCCCTGGAATACGCGGCTCCATTGGACATTGTTCTAAACGAAGAAGACACACCACACCAGGAGGACAGAAGACTATATGAGAAGGCACTGAATCTCTCCTACATAGGGAGAACCAGAAACTATCTGCTGACAGCGATAGTAGTGCTGACACTGGCGAGCGTGTTTTACAGCCCGTCTGCGGGCGTTCTGGGGGCTGTTGTTATTTTGACGGTGTCCTTCCTGCCACGAGGAGACCTGGGGGGAAGAACGTTGGATGACAGCGCGCCAGTCGGAGAGGCAGAGGGGATCTACCGGGTTTTTGAGCATATCGGACCATGGGCCTTCATGAAAGGTGTCGCCACTGTGACGGGGGGGAGCATTGTGTCCTCACTCCATGTCACAGGGGATAGAGCAGTATGGATTGAGGACCGCAGGTATGAGCCTAGTGTAGTCCAACCAAGTGGCGACTTCATAGCTTGGGGGAGACCACCGGTTATAAAACCCCTGAAGGAGGACGATGAGGTAGTGGCTCTGGCACTACACCCAATCACGGACACAGTTTTGCCGCTGAGATCGAGAACAGCCAGAGTGCAGGGAAATGCTATCTACCGCATTAGCAGAACCTCACCAGGAGTGAGCGGGTCACCGCTCTTTGTGGTCGATCTTGATGAGAATGGAGATCGCACCTTTGCACTAGCAGGGACAATAGGAAGAAGCATACGCGCAGGACCCTACCATCAATATGAGATTCAATCACACTTGCCGTTGCCCACCACACCATACGACACCATACTTAGAGCAGGCATAGTCCTCCAGCTATTCAGTCACCCTGGGGCGGGTAAGACCCGCGCAATACCGGAGTACGTTAGGCAGCTCATGACCTGGTCCAACAAGGTCTACGTTGCCGGCCCGACTCGGGTGGTTGCCAGAGAGATGCTGGAGGCGCTGGAGGGTACCCGGTGGGTGTGCGCCATGGTGAAGGGGCTCCCAAAGCCCCATGCCTTGGCCAGAGTAGTCGTCACAACACATCAAACCTTACTCCGCTACGCGCTCACCTCCGGGCTTTTGGCCTCGCGAGATGTTTCATACGTGCTGGACGAGACGCATGTCGACTCAGCGCAGACTAAGGTACTGCGAGCACTGGTACATCAGGCTGTGGGGAAGGACAAAAGCAAGGCAGCTTGCATAGAGATGACCGCCACCGGGAGAGACTCCACTAGTGGAGAGATAAGAGTGGCGACGGACAGCAACTACCACATCGAGGAGCACGTCTACACCACACCTGTGGCCCAGGCAGTCAAACAGTATGCCGACACATACGGACCGAGGCGAATTGCGGTCTTCGTGCCAGGCCTGACGGGAAAGAACGGAGCCTTACAAGTAGCTAAGCAGGTCAGGCAGCTCACTGACTACGCCACAGTGGTCTTGAGTAGGAAGACGTATGAAAAGAACATCAAGCTGGTTTTCAGGGACTACCCTAGAGGGCTGTGCATAGTAACCACCTCCATTAGTGAATGCGGAGCCAATTATGACCTGGACGCAGTTTTTGACACATGCCAGCAATACCACTACCTTGTCACGGCTTCGGGAACTAAGGGGATGATAACCCCTTCCACCCAGGCTCAGACCTGCCAAAGGAGAGGCAGGGTTGGAAGGAGAAAGGAGGGCCAGTACTACCGGCCAGCAAACTATGATCTGTTGCAAGCCCCTCCCCTGGACCACCCTGATTCCGTCACACTGCTGGAGGCCAACATGTGCCTCAGGGCACTGGGGCTCCCAGAGGAGCCGTGTGGAAGAGTTGTTGAGGAGGCAATGCTGAAAATGCAGCCCTCCAAAGATCAGGTGTACAGGTGGCTGACCGAGGGAGACACGGAGACTCTAACAGAGACCATGGCAATGTACAATGTTGAAGGTGGAAGGAGAAGCCGTGAGCAGGAGAGAACAGTTCGAAACAGGATGAAAACCTATTTTCATGACGTTAGATGGGAGAGAATGGAAGATCAAGAAGAGACACCACAACCAAGACCAGGAGAATACATTTGGGATGAAGAGGGCCCTGAGATGATACAAGGAGCATTGTACGTTAGGGCCCCACCACCTCACAGAGTACGAGTAAACGAGGCCACCTACCTCAGGGGCACTGTCATAGAGACCCTGAGAGAGGAGGCGGACAGAGAGCTAAGGGAGACGGTGGCTGAGCAGCGGGAGGAATAGGCCGCGCTCACGTAGCCATACGGACACGACCCGGACTGTCACACGGAACAAAGGACGAGGATCACAAGTTTAAGACAAACACTGGCGCCCTAGCATTGACTAGGTTGCGGCTAGCGCCACCGCAAACAAAAAAATAGAAAAAACGGAACACAAAAGTCTGTGGTTGAAGCGACCAGCAATAATGGGCGGCAAGTGCCAAAGGGCCGCCAAGTGGGGGCCTGGCCCAGCCGGTCGCTAGTCTACAAAAAACAAAAAAAAAAAAAAAAAAAAAAAAAAAAAAA